GATTGTGATATAAATCATACATGGCAATTGATGTTAAATTAATAATTATCCTGTCTTTGTTAGATTGAGTAGATCAATCGGTTGTGCTGTATATATGCTACTGTGAAATATTGTTCAAAATAATGTGCAACTTGCGGAATGGCGAAGTGTTAGTTGACTATGTATGTAGAAATATTTTATAATGAACAAACCTGTGTATAAATACATTATATGCGTATATTATTAAGGACGACATGAAAAAAATATTTTTTATCAACGGCGGTGCCGGACGAGTATTGGCCAGTATTCCGGCATTAGAAGAAAGCCACCGTAGAGGAGAACTGGCAGGAATTGTGTGCGAAGGCGGCATGGAGTTCTATCTAGGACATCCTGTCTTGCAAAATTATGCATTTGATGTCAATCACAAAGGCATTTTTGAAAATCTTATCAAAGATAACTTATGCGTTAGTCCCGAGCCATATAGAGATCACGAATACTATAATCAACGCAGTAGTTTGCAACAAAGTTTTTGGTGGGAAATTCTTGGAGAACGCACCGACAAAAATATCAGACCCACAGTGGTGCTAAACAAGTCTGAAGAAATGTCTGCTATGGAAATAATAGGACAGGTCAAACAGCAACACCAAAAAGAAAAAACCATTGTAATTCAACCATTTGGACGCAGCAGCAGTCTAGGCGGCGGCGGAGTAGTGTTTGACGGTAGCAGTCGTAGTATAGAACAGTCCACCTTTATGGAATTAGTTGCAGAATTATCCAAAGACTACAACATCATGTATATGGGTGAACACAAATTAAATGTTGTAAATCTTCCTATTTTTCAACCAGACAATAATATGCCGTTGAGAATCTGGGCCGCAATTATAGAGTCCGCCGATTATTTCATAGGATGTGACAGTGTGGGTCAACACCTGGCCTATGCATTTGACAAGCCTGGCACCATAGTGTGCGGCAGTACATTTCCGGTGAACATTACATATCCTGAGCACTTTAACATTGTAGAAAAGAAAAACGCAGTGCGACACTACAGTCCAATTAGAATTGCAGGGTTTGCCAGTGAAGAAGCGGATAGACTAAATGACACCATAATGGATTTCAGCAAAGACGAATTAAAAAGTATCATTGCCGGTATTAAAGCACACATTGCTAAAACAACAAAATAAGGAACTACCACATGTGGTTATTAGGAATTAATGTAGGACATAACGGTGCCGCGGCACTGTATAAAGATAGTGAATTGATTTTTTATATAGAAGAAGATCGATTAAGTCGTATGAAGTATGACGGCAATCCGTTCTTGGGAATTGAAAAAGCATTTGAATACACCGATCATATTGATTTTCTTATTCTGTGCGGCACTCGCAATGCATTTGGTAAAGTATTCTGGACTGGCGAAGATCCATACACTTGCTTAGTAAGAAAAAAACAACCAGGATATAGAGTTGAAACTATTAAACTAGGTGATTCTCATCATATGACTCATGCGGTGACTGCTTTTTATAACAGTGGATTTGATGATGCAGCAGCCTTGGTAATTGATGGCGCCGGTAGTGGCATTGACGTTCCGGATCTAAAAGAGATTTGGAATGATACATGGGAAGTTGAATCTATTTGGACTCTTGGATATCCTGCAGAAATAAAACGACATCTAGTAAATTATGGCACGAACCTTATTGATAGTTTTGAACTTACTGACAATGAATGTCAAATAGAAGTTTCTGATGGTCATGGTATTACCAAGAGTTATGAAGCAGTGACACAGTATCTTGGTTTTCATGCTATTGAAGCAGGAAAAACTATGGGAATTGCACCGTACGGCAAACCAAATGACAGCATCAAGATCCACGATGGTAGATTCAACAACAGAAGTTTAATTAAACCAAAGTTTCCTGCTGGAAATGTTATTAGATGTGATTTAAATCCAGAACTAAAAGAACACGAAGGTGATGTTGCTTGGCACACTGATCCAGACCTCATCGACGACTTCAGGAAAGACCTAGCATATGCTGTACAGAAATCAGCGGAAGAACGTGTAATTGCATTAATCAGAAAAACAATAGAATTAACTGGCAAGAAGAAAATTGTCATGGCCGGCGGCTTTGTTTTAAACTGTGTAGCCAACTATGAATTCTTAAAAGAATTTCCTGATGTGGAATTTTATCACGAACCAGTGGCTCACGACGGCGGCAATGTGATGGGTGTATGCCAACATGTTTACAGAACTATTACTAAAGATTCTGTTAAGACACCGTTAACTAGTTTATACTTAGGCCTGGATCATTCTGCAGAATACGCAACAGCAGATTTTACAGGCTTCATTGTTGCAGATACCACTGCGGCTGATGTTGCAAAATTGATAGCAGAACAGGAAATTGTTTGTTTATATCAAGGTCGTAGCGAAGCCGGACCACGTGCATTAGGTAATCGTTCGATACTGTTTGATCCAACAGTTGTCAATGGTAAGGATATTGTTAATGAAGTTAAACACCGTGAATGGTTCCGTCCATTTGCTGGATCGGTAATGGCAGAACATGCTGCCGAATGGTTTGACTTCCGCTCACGTACAGACAGTCCGTTTATGATGTATGCTGTAAATGTGTTGAAAGATAAACAGGCCTTGATTCCTGCAATTACTCATGTCGACGGAACTTGTAGAATACAGACTGTGACATCAGAACAAAATCCGCACTATTACGAATTAATTAGTGAATTTAACAAATTAAAAGGCGTGCCTATTTTGTTCAACACTAGTTTTAATTTAGCAGGCGACCCGTTGGTTGAAACAGTTAAGGAAGCATTGACTACCCTAGAAAGATCAGAAATGAAATATCTATGGTTACCGGACATTGGTAAATTATTGACAAAAAATAATTTCACAGAAGTTTAAGGAACGCAATGATAGACTACTGGAAAGGGGTGCATCCTGATAGTGGCAAAGTATGGAGCAATGATAAAGATATCATCATTGCTCCATTCTGGACTGAAGATTTTTGCAACGAACTAGTAGACATTGCAAAATTTTACGATAGTAAATTTAAAAATCATCGACAACAAAATGTAGACGGTAGCCCGTTAGGCTACGATGGATTGTATTTTAGCCAGATAAGTCAATTTTTGTTTGAGGACTATGTAGCACATTATACAAGAGACTTGTTGCCTATCATTCACAAAGAATGGCCCCTTACTAGGATTTGCGGATGGCAAAGTCCGTTTATTTTAAAATACAGTCCGCAAGGTAAACCTAATCTTGCGCCTCATCACGATCTCAGTGAGATTAGTCTTAATATCAAATTAAATAATGATTACGAAGGCGCAGACCTAACATTTCCTAGACAAGAGTTTACTGGAAAAGACACCCCCATAGGCCATGTTACTTTTTGGCCCAGCACCGTTACACATTATCATGTAGTCCCTAATATCAAATCTGGAGTAAAGTACTCTGTTACTGGGTGGACTTGGCCCAGTGGAGCACACGAGTTTCACGGTATTAAGAATTTAAAATAATTAAATGCTGTTGGCAAAATCTAGTAGACTGTCAAATTCTTGTACTTTGATTTGATTCATTAATTGAGATGCTTTGGTTTTTACATCTTTGCCAGCAGATTTGATCAATACTGGAACAGATTTAACTTTCATCGCGGCCTTGACATCATTGACTTCAGATCCTATAAAATATGACTCTGCCCATTTGACCATACCTTCATTCTGCGCCCGATCAAACATGCCAGTGTTGGGTTTTACATAGGGATCATTTTTGTCTACGCCTGGTGCGTAATAGGCATTTTTCACCCTGCCGCCGTGTTGCTCAATAATTTCTCTAGCACTGGCCAGAATATTTTCAAAATCTTGTATAGACAGTGCCTGCGTTCTATTTTGTGGTTGGCCTGTGATAAACAAAAAATCGTAACCTTTAGAGATCAATAATTTTACAGCGTCTATTACTCCGTCAGATATAACCAATTGCTGACCTGGTGTAAATGGTGTAGTGTTGTCTAGCAATACTCCAAACAGTGTCATTCCTATGACTTTTCTGTTGGCCTGCATTTGCCAAATGTCTTTGAAATAATTAGTATAGCGACCCATGTGATTTCCTTTTAATTATATATGCACTTTACACAACAGTGAGAATTTTTTTGTCTGAATAAATATACTAAAGAGCCAAACATGCTAAATTTTACAAATTTTTTCAAACAGAGTCCGCAGAACAAGTTGAGTTTAAAAAACAATACACAACTTGCTTACAAAGGCTCTTGGGTGCAGATTTATCCTGATACCGAAATTGACAGATGGTATGTAGGCGACTATTCCAGCGCAAATTACACTATTACTGCAGAGTTTGACAGCAACAAAAAAGAAGTGTTACAGGTTTTAGTAATTGCTAGGCCAAATCAAGCAAGTCTCACAGTATATGGTCGTACCAGTATTGATGATGCTCTGATTAACATCACTGCAGAAGTCAACAACAGTTATCTAAGTTTAATTGCCAATGTTACTGACACTGCATTTTTAGGAACAAAGGTAATTTTCTTTGCAAATTATGCAGAGACTATTAACCCATTATCAGTTTCGACTCCTATCTCATATATAGACAGTTCAAACAGCAACGACGGATAAATTGGAAAACATTATGCCAGTAGAATACAAATCATATAAATCAAAATTTGGATTTCAAAGTCCAGGATTTCGAGTGTCAAGCACTGGAAATATTGAATCCGACGAATCGTTAACTGTTTCAGGCAGTGTGACACTTAGCCAAGCATTGTCTTCTACTGGAAATTTAATTACTACTCAAAGTTTTATAGGTAACAATCTACAATTGAGTTCAATTGCCATAGAAGGCAACAACATTAAAACTTCAATAACCAATCAAGATTTGTTACTGAGTGTAGACGGCACTGGAACTATTAGACTTCAAGAAAGTGTGGAAATTACTGGTATACTAACTGCTATCAACACCTTAGAGGCTACCACAGTGACCGCAGCGTCTGCAGTGTTTTCAGGTGGTGTAGGGATAGTTAAGTCTTTACGAGTGGGCAGTGACAGTTACGTCAATGGTGTTAGAATAGGCAAGGGTGTTTCAGATATTTCTACCAACACAGTGCTGGGAGTTACTGCATTAAATGCTGTAGTAGACGGTACAGACAACACAGGTGTAGGATTCAACAGTTTGAATCTTGTCAGCACTGGCGATTTCAATACTGCTATTGGATCAACTGCGTCGGATTCATTGACCACTGCCAGCAGTAATACATCATTGGGGTATGCATCACTCACTGCCAACGTCAGCGGTGACCAAAATACTGCGGTAGGAGCCAATGCACTCAGCGCAACTCTTGGTGCTAAGAACATCGGTCTAGGTTACAATTCTGGCAGTGCATTGGCAACTGGCAGTGCCAATGTGATAGTAGGATCAGCCACGGGTAGTACTATTACAGGTACCGACAACAATATTCTTCTGTCTGACGGTGACGGCAACATAAGACAAACATTTAACAATGCTGGTGTAGCCACATTCAATGCAGCAGTCACAGTGACCGGCACAGTCAGTGCAAATGATGCCACAGCCAACGGACATTTACCAACCTTTAGACAGGTTCAAAATTTAACACTGGCCTATATGTTGTTAGGGGTAGGGATTTAAATTTCTCTCATCACTTCAATTATTGTTTGAATTTTCAACTGAGTATTTTTGTTTCTAATACTTTGTTCTAACCCCTGATGTGTGGGTTTAGGCAGATGATTGATGTCGAACCATCCCCAGCCTGAATGTTCGTCGCTTAATTTTACAAAAAATTCACTGTCTATGATGCAAAAATAAGTGTTGAACATAAACACTTGATCGTTGCTGACAAATTTTTCTAAGGGAATTATTTTGATAAAGTCGGGCAAACAACCAATTTCTTCTTGAAGTTCTCTTTGCAACCCTTGAAATGCTGTTTCACCTTCAACAACAGTGCCGCCTGGCAACACCCAACGCCCAGCATGTTTGCCTTCTGTTTTTTGTAATAATAAAATTCTAGAAGAATCCTTGGCACAAATTATTGCACCACTGCATTCTATACGTTCTTTTAAATTTCTAATCTCCATGTACCGGCCCTATATTCCCCTTCAAAGGATTTGACCCATGATAGACCATTCCATTTGTACTGTACCCCAGTGTATATATTTGTTTGATAGATCAATTGGTCTTGACTCTGGCTAGCATCAAATATCACTATCCATTTAATTCCGTTGTATTCTATAATGTCATTTTCTTTGGCAATTAAATCACTATTGTCAGTACCTTTCCATGCATCTGCTCCGTCGACATTGGCAGCATCGCCTATATCTTCAATAATGAGATATCGAGTACCAGTAATTGGATTGGATAATCCATGGCCCGGCCCCACTCTAGTAGGATCAATGACAGCGTCAAATGTTCCAGGACTACCTGGTCTGTTGACTGCACTTAATACAGTATTGGTCGGAAAAGAATCTACATCATAGTTTACAGTAATATAATTTTCATCCAGCGGATTAAGACTGAAAGTGCCTACAACTTCTGTAAAGTTACTTTGTTTGAGATAAATTTTACTATATCCTGCTTTGTACTTTCCGGGATAATTGTCTAGAATTTTCCTCCAGTTGATTTCAGGACCCATTTTGATAGGAATCTCAATACTGTCGTTAGTGGCTGTGACATGCTCATACTTGTCTAGAATTTGTACTTGACCGTTGACAACTAATATGCCAAATCCTCCAAGACTAATCTTTGACATATTAATTAGATTACCACCAGAAGAAAGATTGCCACTATTAGAAGATTGGTTACTGCCTTGAGGAAATAATTCATTGCCAAACTCTAATTGAATATCCTGCAATGATGGATTTTCTATACCCTGCGTAATGCTGGCAATAATGTTGGTCACTATGCCCAACTGTTTGACTTTGACTGGCGGGCTGATGTATATAGGTGCTTCTAAGGTTAGAGTAGCAATGTCAATATTCGATGCAGTGCCTACTGGGATACTTCTATTGCTAAATGTCAACTGTGTGAGATCCACAGTGCTTAGACTAGTCCAATCAATATAGTTGTCAGTAGTTTGAATATCCAAACTGGGATTAAACAACACCAGTATCTGTTCTAAAATTTGCAATTTTTGATCAGTGCTGCTGCTCCAAATATCTACCTTGAAACTGGCTTTGTAAGGTGTTGGCATCAGCCTTTCTACAGTGTACTGGTGCCCTTGACTGCTGGTATATTCTCCTGTAGCCGAATCATATTCGCGTTCTCTAATATGTAATTTTCCCACATAACTTGAATCAGATAATCTCGAACGATCTAGTTGTAGGTCATTTAGATATACGGCCATACGTGGCGCGGCAGCCAGTTTGTTCTCACTGTTGTCACCTAATAGGCTGGCAATCTGACGATCAGTGTCACCGTACAGTACTGGCACTCTGACCAATGTTCCATCACCGTACTTTACACTGAAGTTGCTGAGCAGTCTGATAATTTGTGTAATATATCGTCTAATTTGACCATCATAAAAATGTTGCATTATAAATCTGCCTTAGGTTTAAGTGCTTTAGATAAACTAGAACGTTGATTGTCTGCAGTGGAATATAAAGTCCATTCGATACGTTGTCCCACAGCAATAGGTTCAAATATCTTTATAGATATAAATCCTGATTGATTTTGTATAACCACACTGTCCTGCGGAACTATGTTGCGATCAAGAATAACCTTGGCACCATATGCACTATTGTAAGCAGTTCGTGTGGTAATTACCCCGGTGGTTCTGTTGAATGCACTGGTTTCGTCAGCAAGAACAAATGTATTAGTAACACCTGCTACAAATATATCGCTAGTGAGTTTGTCAAAAAACGCCTTGTCAGTGTTGTTGATAAAACTAGTTTTCTGAGTTTGACGAGTGTCGGTATTGGTCAATGTATGACGTTGCATGTCTTCGTATTTGACCCATCTGTTGCCAGTGAATCTAAACAGTCGATTTGGCAAGAAATCTGTACGAAGGAAAAAATCGCCTTCGAACGGGTTGGCTTGGAAACTGATACCGTGACCAAAATTTACTCCGTTAGGAGCAACCCCGTCTTCGACCATGTAACCACTATAACCTTCTCTATCAGGACGTTCTGCAATTCTACT